TAATTTAAATATTGACAAATACAGATAATGTACTATAATATAATTAACAAAAGGAAATAAAGCATAAACAAATCAATTAAAGAAAAGGGGTGAACAAAAATGACAGTATCAGATGTATATATTTATTGTAGAAACTTAGATGTATTTAGTAATATTGTAATCATTAAAGATGACGAAATTATATACGATGGAGATTACTTGGATTTAGATTTTAGTATTGAAATGAAACAAATAGTAGGATTTTCAATTAGAGACAAGGATTTATATTGTGTATTAAAATAAAAGGAGTTAATTTAATGATAGAATCTAATATTAATCTAAACTATGACCGTGATGATCCAGTAATGATCTACATTCAAAATTCATTACAGAAAAGAGGTAATAAAATGAATAGATATGAAAAAGCAATTTTAAAAGAGGAGAAGAAATTAGCTCAATTATTTAAAGAAACATATGATTTGTATTATTTAGCCCAATATCAGGCAATAGTAATGTTAGAAGTAAAATTAGATATGATATCATTTGCAGAATTAGATAAAAAAGTAAATGATATTAAAGAGGGATTATAATGAAAAAAGTGAAAATATTGTTTAAAACATTAATAAAAATAGGAATAGTAGCATTATTAATAGAGTGTTTCATGTTCGATAACAGATTAATATTTGGGTTATTATTATCAATATTTTGTGCAATATGTATATCGGAGGTATAATGATGAATTTTAATGTAAATACTTTATTCACAGTCACAACAAATGTAGCTGTATTCATGTTATTAATATGTGTTATATATTATGCAGTAGTATTACTAATCAAACCAAAGTTTGAAAATTTAATGAAATTAATTGCTGTAGTAATCTTAACAGGAGCAATTGTTTTTGTAGGATATCTGTTATTATCCGTTGTTACAAATATACAGTTACAAAACCAAGTAAATAAAATAGAACAAATTGGAGGTAAATAGAAATGAAAATTACACCATGTAATGGAAATGGACAGGGAACTTGTTTAAGATGTGGAGATATCACATGGATGACATTATTATATAAAATAGAAAATGTTCCGGGATTGTATTGTTCCAAATGTGTAAGAGACATGAACTTATTAATAAAAGATTTAGTTGAGTTTGATTATAATATAACAAAAACACAATTTACTCCAGAAATAGATAAAATAATTGGTTTAAGTTACAAAGTGGGTTATTGCGATGCTTTATTAAAATATGTGGAGAATATACCAGATAGGGAATTTATAAAGTCATATAAAAAGAAATTATCTGAACAAGGTATAGAATTAATCTGTAAAGAGTTACGTAACGAAACTATAAACAAGAGAAAGGAGAAATAGCATGTTACGATTATTACTAGAAAATAACACAACCGTGTATACAATAGAAAATAAAAGAGAAGCAACAATGAAGCAAAAATTGGCAGGAAATAGAGTAACACAAGTTGATGAAGTAGAGGCTTGGCATATTTACGTTAAATTAATAGACGGAATAGAAATAGATGTATGTACAAATGATATTACAAATGCATTTGATTATATAATTAATAGAGTAGCTTTTATTGATGAAGTAGCATTTGATAGAAGATAAATGATAAGTATTATTTATCAATCCATAATAATCATAAGAATATCTTATTAAACGATGATATTTATAAGTAAAACTTATTAATTGAATTTCATTCATAAGAAATACTTATTTTACAAACTACGCTTACCATGCTATAATAAATATGTAAGAAAAAGGAAATAAGATATGACAAAAAAGCAAGTAAGGGACAGAATAAATGAAGCAATAGTAAATCATGACTACTGTTTAAACATAAACGGGTTTTATATCAGTTTAGAAGAATTTTGTCCAGTATGTAGTGAAACAACTTTGTATATCTACGATGGTATCAATATTAATTATGACGATATTCAATATATTAAATAAACCATAGAAAGGAGGTCTCCTTTTTCTTCGTGCCGAACAAGATTTCAAAACGCAAATTTATACTACAAGACATGTTTCATTAATTATCGTCATATTATATCGATCCAACGTTGATATAAATAAATTTTATCAATTTAAGAAAGAAGAGGTATTTAAAAATGCAAAGAACAAAAAGTATTTATGAAGTAAAAGGTGTAGAATTCGATCATTTTGACAAAGAGACGATGACACCAGTTATGGTAGAAAAAACATATGAGTTAGAGAATATTCGAATCAAAGATGGTTATGAAGAAGATTCTATTATGAAAGCGCTCGAAAGAAAATATGGAAAAGCAACAGCTTCTAAATTCAACTTAATTGAATGGCGCTTAGTAAGAGAAATTATTCAGACACTGTCAGATGAATTATTCGATCAGTATGCAACAACAGAAGTAAAAGAGTATAATGAAGAGGTATAATAAATGGAATTAACAGTATTTGCAAAGAAGAGAGTTACAAGAGAGGGTAAAACTTTTTACAATTATTTATCTACGGTGAAAAAAGCTGGCGAAGAAATTACAGTACAGTTAAAGTTCAAAGAAGCATGTGGTCAGCCAAAGGCAGAAGAGTGTCCATTAAATATTCTAGTAGACAAAAAGGACGCCAATTTTACATCTAAGACTATCCATGTAAAAGACGATGAAACAGGAGAAGAAAAAGAGTACTCCAAGAATGTCATTTGGATTTCTGATTGGAAACTTGGTTCCGAATATGTAGACCATTCTATGGATGATATTGAGTAACCGTTAGAAGATTTATTTACATTACATTGAAAATTTAATATTAGAAGAGTTTCTTAGTGATTTATCACTTAGAAACTCTCTATACAGAGTAAAACAAGCAGTCATAGTTGTTCACTATACTGTAGATTTTTTGACATCCTTTTAAAAAATTCTTTCCGATAAAAATGAAAGCAGGTGATTTTTTTGAAAAAGAATAAAATCACTAAAGCTAAGAAAACAGCTCTTGAAGAATATTCAAGAGCTGTTAAAAGCTTTAACTCAAAAATGAGACGATTGCAAGGCAAATCAGATATTGACTACACTATGTGGTTCAGTAAGCCACAATCGTTAAAAGAAGTAAGAAATTTAAATACGAGAGATATTAGAGTATTAATCAGAGATTTAAGAGAATTTACTTCAAAAGGTGGAGAAAAGATTATTAAATATAATAATCAATATTTACCAATAGCATACAAAAAGATTTATCAACGCTCGATGCAAAGATATAATAGAAATGTAAAAAGATTAAATAGGTATAAATTAAATAAACTAAAGAAACCAGATAATGAAAAGGCTATGACTTTTTTAGAATTTAGTAAAAAAGCGATAGAAAAAGCATCACCTCAATATTGGAATAAGCGATCATGGCAATACAAGCAGAATTATATTAATGCGGTCAGAGATTCATTAGGTCACACAAAGGCTGGTAAACAATTAGAACAATTAGCGCAATCTATTGATGCAGATAAGTTGATAGAAACATACTACACAAAAGGGAATGAAGATTTAGGAATTAATTTCATTTATCCGGGTGATAGAGACGAAGCGCAAGAAACAGCAGAATATATCATTGAAAGATGGCAACAAATATTAAATAGATGAGATATCAATTCTGTGCTGATTTCGAGACAACCACCGAAGAAGAAGATTGTAGGGTTTGGGCATGGTCTTGTATTAATATTTATAATTTAGATCACTATAAATGGGGAAACGAGTTTGAAAGCTTTTTGAAATACGCATTTTCATACGATGGTGCGATTTATTATTTTAGAAATTTAAAGTTTGATGGAGAATTTATATTATCTTATTTATTAATCAATAGATATGAATGGACTTGTAACCGCAATCCAAAAGGACATGAATTTACAACTTTAATTAGTGATAAAGGCGCATTTTATTCTATGAAAATTAATAATGGAGTAAATACAATAGAATTACGAGATAGTTTAAAAATTATCAATTTATCCATTGCACAAACAGCAAAAGCTTTTAATTTACCAATACAAAAGGGTGAAATCGATTATAGAAAATACAGACCAATAGGTTATATTCCAGATGAAAACGAACAAGAATACATACGTTATGATGTTACAATAGACGCTATGTCACTCATATATTTTTTTGAAAAAGGTCTAACAAAAATGACACAAGGCTCCGATGCGTTGATGGATTTCGAAGAGATTATGGGAGGTAAGAAAGCTTTTCGAAGAACATTTCCACTATTAGAAAGAGGTATAGATGATTATTTGCGAAAAGCTTATAAGGGTGGGTATGTATATGTAAATCCAGCAAATAAAGGAAAAGAAAAGGGACATGGTTATGTATTAGACGCAAATAGTTTGTTTCCATCAAGAATGAAATTATGTAAATTACCATATGGAAGTCCAGTATACTATACAGGAAAGTACAAGAAGAATAAAATTCTTGATTTGTATGTATGTCATATTCGATGTGGTTTTACAATTAAACCGGGAAAATTACCAACAATTCAGATCAAGCACACATTAAGTTTTCAAGAAAATGAGTATTTAGTTTCATCAAATGGAGAGATTGTAGATTTATTTTTAACTTCGGTTGATTATGAATTATTTATGGAACATTACATTACATATTCATTGGAATATATTGATGGGTATATGTTTAAATCTAAAATTCATAAAGAGTTCGTAGAATATGTTGACAAATGGGGAGAAGTAAAGATACAAGCATCTATTGAAAACAATGCTGGTTTAAGAATGGTTGCCAAACTTTTAATGAATTCTTTGTATGGAAAATTTGGATTATCTATCACATGTAGAAGTAAACGACCTTATTTAAAGAATGGAATTGTTCATTATGAATTGTTAGACCCAGAGGAAAGAGATGGGGTATATTTACCAGTTGCTTTATTCATTACAGCTTATGGAAGAGATTATACAATTAGACATTCTCAAAAAGTAAGAGATTATTCATTAGAAAAATATGGTATAGATATGTATTTATATAGTGATACAGATAGTGTACACACCTTATTATCAAAAGAAGATATAGAAAAAATATTTGATTTGGATGATGTAAGATTAGGAGCATGGAAAGTAGAATCAGAATTTTCAAAATGTTTATTTATAAGACAAAAATGTTATTTGGAAACACATATAAAAGACGGAAAAGAAATACTAAAACCGACAGTAGCAGGACTCCCGAAGCAAATGCATGATATGGTAACTTATGAGAATTTTCATATTGGAACTCAGTATTTTAGAACTGAGGATGAATGTGAGGGAGATCAAGGAACAAAGAAACGATACAAACGAGTAAAGGGAGGTGTGATTCTTGTTGACACAAGTTTTAAAATTAAAGGTTGACAATACAGATAGAATGTGCAATAATAAAATCAGCAGAGCGACTTACAGAGGTGTACTCTCCTCAAGTAAAATTGAGCATCTCTGTTTCTTACGTAGGAGAGCGTGGGGGGTCGTTCTGTTATGATAAATGAATTAATAAAAAATAACCAAGACTACTTTCAGAAGTTTAATGAACATACAAAAGAAGGATTTGTAGACGTACGAGGTTATATAAAAAATGCTCCAGAGACATTTATATTTCAGTTCATAGGAGAAAGAAACTGCGGTAAAAGTTATTCAACGGAGCATCTTATATATGACTTCTGTCAAATGGGTTATGAATTCATTTATATACGAAGAAACAGAGATAGAGAGTTAAAGAAAGCAAAGGATAGACTTTTTAATTGTGTAGAAGATAGTAAAATAGTATGTGATGGATTTGACTATTATTGGAAAGAAGATGGAGTAAAAAGAATATGCGGTTATGGTGTTCCATTATCCTCAGTACCAAAAGGAATGGAATTTCCAAATGTAAAGATTATTTACTTCGATGAATTTACCATTACAAATCGCACATTACGATATTTACCAACAGAATTCGAAGTATTTGGAGAATTTTACGAGACAGTAACACGACGTAGGAAAGATGTCATTACTATCATGTGTGGAAATGCCAGAGATTTCTTTTCGCCATATTCTCTAGGATGGAATATATCTTTAGGAGATGGACAAAAGAAATGGACTTCACCAAATAAGATGATTAAATACAATATGGTAGAGGTAAATTCATACACATTAAAGAGATCAAATACAGTGGCAGGGCAATTATTTGCCGGAACGAACTATGATAAGTCAAGTAACAATGAATTCATAGATAATGATTCATCAAATATTAAAAAGAAACCAGCAAGTTGTCGTTACTGGTGTACCATTATTGACAATGGAAATGAGTTCACAGCATGGATAGATAGAAATGATATTTACATTAGTAAAGATAAAGGATTAAAGATAGCAAGATATACATTAGATAAATCAAATACAAATGAAACCCAAACATTATTTCAAAGACAAAATAATCAAATAGCAATGATAAGGTATGCAGGTATTAATGGAAGATTATTTTATGATTCCCAAAAAGTAAAAGCAGAGTTTAAAGAAATATTAGGAGTGATATTGAGATATGTATAATTTACAAGCAATAGAGGATGAACTATTAATAATTTCTAAATGGTTAATTAAAGATGAAGATAAAAATATTTTCATAAGAATATATAGAATTTATAAGTTGTACCTATTTGAAAATAAGTTAAAATGTTTTCATCTGGCAATAAATAAGTTAATAATAGATGGAAAGTCTAAAAATTTATATATTTATTGTTTATTCGATGGTGTTTTAACTAAAAACATGGTGGAGGAAGAAGATATATGGCTTTAAATGGAATTGACATATCGCACCATCAGGGTGATGCAGGAATGACAGTGAGTATATTTGAAAAGATGAGTTTTGATTTTGCAATTATGAAAGCAACAGACGGATGTTCCTTTGTAGATAGTTGGTGTGATAAGTATTATCAGTCAGCAAAGAAGAGAGGAAAACTTCTAGGAGTGTATCACTATGCGAGAGGTACAGACCCAGAAAAAGAAGTGGATTATTTTATCACAAATTGCAAAAATTATATCGGGGAAGCACTGATTGCATTAGATTGGGAACAACAGTATAATCAATCATTTAAAAATCCAAATTGGGCGAAACAATGGTTAGATATCTTTTACAGTAAAACAGGTGTAAGACCTCTAATTTACATGAGTGACAGTGTAACAGAAGCATACAACTGGAAAGAAGTATCTATGAACTATGGTCTATGGATTGCACAATATCCAGACAACAATATTGTAAATGGATATTTAAAAGACCCATGGAGAGATGGAGACGGGCAGGGTGCTTTTGCTATTACAGCAATTCATCAATATACTTCACATGGTAGAATTTCGCCATGGACAGGTAATTTAGACCTAGATATTGCTTATATGACAAAAGAAGCATGGTCTAAATACGCCAAAGGAAACAATCAAAATAATTCGTCAGGAGGTGGAGAAAATGCATCACAAACGATCACGTTAAAGCCGGGGGAGAAAGTAACAATTATAGGAGGTAAGTAAATGAATGTTGAAATTTTAAGTGCAATTACCGAAATTGTAAAGAATTTAGGATTTCCTATTGTCATATGTATTGCATGTTTTTGGTTCATTAAATACATGTATGACAAGAACAGAGAGGATTTGCAAGATCAGAGAAACCGTTATAATACAATGCTGGAAGAAGAAAAAACCTCTCACAAAGAAGAAATGCTAAAAATGACAGAAGCACTAAACAATAACACAGTGGCTATAACAAAATTATCAGCATTATTAGAAAAAGATGATAGCGTATGATTGATTTTATTATTGGTATGATATCTATGGTAGCCATATTTTTGGTTTTCATGTTTATAGCAGAGTGGATCGATCAAGATAAGGGGTGGTAATATGGCTTGGACTGTAGTAGAAAGTAGACCTCTTACCACCGGAGAAATGACAGGAAATGCACAAGAAATCGTAAACTTATGGGGTTCACAAGGGTGGACGAGAAATGCTCTTTGTGCAATTCTTGGAAACATGGTTCGGGAATCCTCGATTAATCCTGGAAGATGGCAGTCCGACATTGTAGGAAATATGTCTGGCGGATTTGGTTTAGTACAATGGACACCAGCTACAAAATATATCAACTGGGCTACAGAAAGAGGGTATCCAAGGACAGAACCAGCCGGTCAGCTTGAATGGATCAATAATTATTCTCAAGCCTACGGACAATGGATACCAACTGGATCCTATCCTATATCGTGGGAAGAATTTAAAACAAGTAATGAATCTATAGATTGGCTTACATACGCTTTTGAGGAAAATTTTGAGAGAGCAGGAGTGCCAGCTATGGAAGATCGTCTGAAATGGGCTCATTATTGGGATGAACATTTAGACTTTAGTGGGTCAGGATGATCGTATCAGCCGAGACTATCAGCAGAGGGGATAGAGGGAAATAAATATTGGTATTCCAATACAAATCCATTTTACGCTGCCGGATACGGACTTCCAAATTGCACATGTTATGCATGGGGAAGATTTTGGGAGATATCTGTAGAAGCAGGAAAAGAACACATTCCGCACTTGCCAACTGGAAATGGAGGGGAATGGTTCCCAGCAGTTTCAGGCTATGAGACATCACAAGACCCACAGTTAGGAGCAGTCGCATGTTGGTCTCAAGACGGAGGAATGGGACATGTAGCAATCGTAGAAGAAGTGACAGATGATGACAAAGGAAAAGGAATCAACACATCTAACAGCGGATATCCTAGTAATTTCTTCTGGACAGAACGAGCATATGAATCAGGAGGATGGAAAGAACCATCGTGGATGGGCAGTGATTGGCATTTCCAAGGATTTATTCTAAACCCTTATGCATGAGGTGGAGGAAAACCACCGGAGCCGGTGGACAAAGTAAAAAAGATGCCTTTATATATGTATTTATTTTTATAAAAAGGTATTGACAATGAAACTAAAAGTGCTATATTTAAACTAGGAGGTGTAATAAATGAATTTGAACATTCAGTTCTTTGCGGAGGAAGAAGTAACGGATTTAACTCCGTTAGAAGCAATTAAGAAGATTATGAGTTCTATGGAAAATATGGAAGATTTTACAGAAGAATTCGACATTATCAAATCCGCAATCAGTGACAAAACAACAGCGAGAGAAGAATCCGAACCAGATTACTCAGATTATGTTCCAAAAGAAAAGTATGATAATTTAAAATCTGCGTATGTAAAAAGGTTTGGGGAAATGACAGAACAACATATTGAGGTATCAATGGAACAGGATTCAGAAAGAGAAAGTATTTATGACATTGATTTTACTAGAAATATGTTTGATGGTTCAACAGAATAGGAGGTATATCATGAACAGAAACGCAAAATTAGACAAGTTATATCATGGCAAAATGCCGTTAAACATTCAGTTCTTTGCAACAAAAGGAGCTAAAGAAACTGAGTCAACTACAGAAACCAGTATTTATAAGGATCCAACATCTGTGAATATTTTAAACATGGCAAGAAACGCAATGTCCGAATATTACAGAAATATTATTCCAGAAGCTACACAGGACAATTTAGCACAGGTATTTGATAAATTGATGACCTATCAGGCATCCAGAAATGAGCTTATGCAGATGCTCCCGACTTTAATTGGAATTCAGACAATGGACGCTGTAAACTTTAAAAATCCGCTTGCCGTTTATAAGAAGAATCCAATCCGTTTCGGTCAGACAGATGAAGAAATCTATGTAAACATGATTAAAGCGAATAAATTTGACTATGAAATGTCCCCAGCAAATTTATTTAAGTATTATGAATCTAATGTAATGAGTGCATTTCATGAAATTAATTATGACGTAACGTTCCCATTTTCTATCCAGTGGAACACATTAAGAAACGCTGTCTTTTCTACATATGGACTTCGGGACATGATGGGAGCGAAAACACAGGCTGTCTATGCTTCTGCTGAATGGGGAGAATACAGTGCAATGAAAGGACTGATTGAAACTGGATATGATAAACAGATTCTCCCAGCAGTTACAGTACCAGAAGTAACAGATAAGGAATCTGCTGAAAATTTAGTAGTAGAATTACAGTCCTTTATTGGAGAAGCGTCATTCCCGAACCCGATGAATAATATTGCTGGAGCAAATTCTTCTTGTGATGCTTCTAACCTTATCTTCCTTATGACACCAAGAACAAACGCAAGAATTACAATTCAGACACTTGCACAGTTATACAATCTGTCTCTGGATGAAACAAAGGCAAGAACTAGGGTAGTAGATAAATTCGAACATGAGGGAATTCAGGCAGTAGCTTTAGATATTCGTTGTTTCCGTGTAAGAGATCATTTCCGTGAAATTGGTTACACGAATAATGTAGGAAGTTTGTTCTATAACTACTTCTTAACAATTTTTGAAATGATTTCTTTCAGCCCGTTCTATCCAATACGTGTATTTACTTCTGACAATGTAGGTTTAACTTCTATTGCACCAGTGAATATTACAGATGCGGTAGCAGGCACAACGAGGGATATCGAAGTAAGAAAAACAGCAACAGGCTTTGATTATACTCCGGGATTGTATGACTATGAAATTACTTCTACTCCATCTTCTAAGAAAACATATATGTTACCGGGTTCTAACAAATTAGTGATTGGAGCGGATGAGACAGCGTTCCCGATTACTGTAAAAGTGACATACAGAAATGATACTTCTATTACTACGAACGTATCAGTAGCAAAATCAGCGTCAGCCTAATATAAAATCAATGTTTACAGGGTGGTACATTTCCACCTTGTAAACTAAAATGGAGGTGAAACAGTGTCAGACGATTTTATAAACTTACCACAGTCAATCGATTTGAATATCAAAAAGACAGCTCCACAGACAGAAATTTATTTAGCAAAAGGAATTGAGTGGGACAATAGTTATATTCACGCAAGAGCGTACAACTCATCGTCTGAGTTACTATCCCATGTGATTTCTAAAGTACCATCCGATGATTACCATATTACAAATAGTGCTCCTGTAAGGACTGGAAAAGCAACAGTAAAAATACAGGCAAACGAAGCTGTAGCAATGAAATTGAATTACATGGCGTTTCGTAATATGCCGTATGATTCAGAATGGCACTTCGCATTTATTAATAATGTAACATGGCTGAGCGCTGATTCAGTCATTATCGACTTTGAGCTAGATGTATTTTCAGAATGTTATTATACAACAAATTTCTTACCTTGCTTTATAGAAAGGATGCATATTCCAAAATCACAAGATGTAGCTGGAGCAAATGTAGTGCCGGATGATATTGAAACTGGTGTTATGGAATGTTACTATCATACTTATATCGATTTAGGTTTACCATATGTCGGCTTATATGTAACAAAATTAGTGCAAGCAGGCGATGAAAATGTATATAAGCACTATCTAAATAATATGTATTCTGGTTTATATTACACAGCTTATAAAATGGAAGATGAACTGGATGCACAGAAAATTGATGCTCTAATTAAAAAGTATGAGGGGAAAGAAGATGCAATTCAAAATATGGTAATGTTTCCGGGGGTTTGTGTTCCTACAGAGGACGGAGGATTTACAACTTTAACACATTCATCACAGATTGATTTGGATTTTGGGTATTCTCCAAAAAATCAAAAATTGTTTACTTATCCGTATGTGTATTGTAATCTTGATGATAATGGCGGTAATGTAGTGACTTATAAACCAGAATTATTTTCCGGTAATAATTGGGAATTTAAAGTAACAGGTTGTGCAGTATCGATGCCACAAGTCATGGTTAGACCAACAAATTATTGTGGTTTGGAAGATAACTTCCAACATGGGTTTGTAATTTCCAATTTCCCTATTTGTGCATGGAGTTATGACACATATAAAGCATGGGTGGCTCAAAATAAAAACTCTCTTGCTTTGTCAAAAGAAATAGCATACAGAGATATGGGAAAAGGATTTATTTCAGCAGGTATGACATTAGCTGGTTCAATGGCAACTGGAAATATGATTGGGGCAGCCATAGCTGGACAACAGGCTGGATCAGCTCTTGTGTCTGGAATGAATCAAATTCAATCTTTGGAAGCAACAAAAGCAGATAAAGACTTTCTTCCTCCTACAGCCAGAGGAAAGATAAATGTAGAAAATATAAGATTCGCAATGGGTCTTGATCGTGTTGATTTATACGCAATGCGTCCAAAGCTCTCTATGTGTAAAGTAATTGATGACTTCTGGACTGCTTTTGGATATCCGATACACCAAATTACAACCCCTCAAATTCATTCAAGATCGTCTTGGAATTATATAAAAACTGTGGATTGCGGTTTCACTGCTGATGCGGAAATGTCAATGCTGTCAAAGTATAGAGATTTATTTAACAAAGGTATTACTATTTGGCATACAGATCAAATCGGAAATTATAATTTAGCAAACAACTAAGGAGGTGATATTATGAAAGATTTAAACAATCCTTTTGTGATTAAAACATTTAATAGAGGAATTTCTAAAAACCCGGAGTACAATATTATGTTTAATCATTATTTTGAGGAATTACATAACCTTGCTATCTCTTCCATTGAAATCGAAAATTTACCAGAAGAAATAGAAGAATTCTATATGGCTGATATTGTATTTTTCAGCGGTCAAGGTCTTATGATATATGATGATATTATTGATATGTTCGCTTTCACAAATATGAGTGAATCCGGTATGATTGATGCATATTCTCATGGTGAGTTCCGTTATTCCTACGCTACACCTGGCTATATGAAAAGGTTCAATAAATGGGATTCCGTTATATTTAGGGACAGACCAACTGGCACTTCCTATTTCTCATCGATTATGCAGTTTGCTAAAACACTGGCTAACTTGTGGATGACAAGAGAAATTAATTTAAACGCTTTGAAAACTCCTGTTGTTATTAAAGCACCAAAGGAATTGAATTTGAGTTACAAGCTTTTAGTTCAGGACTTCCAAAACTATGTTCCGATTTTAAATGTAGATAATGATTTCGACCTAGAAAGAATTGAAACTTTAAAATTAGAGACACCTATTATCTTCGATAAAATTGAGGAACAAATCCATAAGGTGAAAATGGAAGCACTTTCATTTTTGGGTTACGATGTGTCAGCAGTAGAAAAAAAAGAAAGAGTTCAGTCTGCTGATGCTCAACAAAACCAAGAGCAGAACTTTGGTAACAGGACAACTAGACTTGCTTGCTGGGAAAGAGCTTGCAAACAAGCAAACCGTTTATGGGGGTTGAATTTAAACGCAAGATTCCGCACAGAAGCTTATATCGACGCAAGAAATTTCCTTTATATGGACGAGCAAAATGGAAATGACGAAGAGAATGGTGAGATAGATGATAATAAGGAGGTGGAATAAGTGAACGACTACACAATTAGAATATGTGATATTTTAGAACAATGTTCTTACCCAATTATTGATAAAGATAATCCTTGGAAGATAAAATCAGTAGATGACATTATCAATGATGGAATGGACTATTTCTTCTCCTTTCAATTTCCGTGGTACACGGAGAAAACAGACCAATCACTATACGATTTCAAAAAACTGTTTCTTCATTTGAACTATTTGGAAAGTATAGGACAGGAGAACTTCTCACAGTTTCAGCTTGTTATGCAGTCAAAATTGATGGAGATTATGCCTAGATATAAAGAGTTGTACAAAACAATTCAAATGGAATATGATCCATTGATTAATAGAAAATATACAATAGAAAGACAAGAACAGGGGAGCGGAAATAGTTCTACCAACGGAACGTCGGAAACAAATGGGAATTCCACTGAAAATTTACAGCAAGATACTCAAGATGTACACTCCGAAAATCCAGAAGTAAGTGTGGCTGACAACAACTTCGCTTCTCAGATGGACAGAGGTAAAAGGAAAAATGTCAACACTGTAAATACAAAGGCAGATGGAAGTACTTCTAGTGAATCTGATTCCAATTATCAGAATTCGGGAAATGAAACAAGAAGCGGTTATGAGGGAGAAAGCATGACGGATAATATTGTGAAATACAGAAACGCAATTCTAAACCTCAACAAAATGATTTGTGATGAACTTCATCCGGTTTGTTTCTTGCACTATTTTGGTGGAATGTATTTCTTTAATGAGGAGGTAAACTAATGAACGAGCATTATTATGATGTTGAATTGAGAGGAAAGTATACTGGTGTTATTTACAAGTCTTTTCAGACAAGAGTGTACAAGGAAGCAATGAAACTTTCAAAGTTGTATTTACCATGTGTCGAAGAAATTAATGATGTAGAAGCTTTTGCATTCATTAAAAAAGATGGGAAGCCGTTTGCAGAAATTAGATGGTATGAAATCGGTAAATGCTTTAAGGAAAAGAAATTGTAGTGTGAAAGGGGTGAGTTAAATGAGAAATAATTATAGCTTTGATAAGATGCTTTCAGTAGCTAAAAATATTTTGGATGATTCGTGGAATGTTAAATACATCAATGTAGAAACTACTGCATATGAATTAAGAGCATATAATAAAATAGATATGTGTGTAATTGTTGTAGAACATGATAATTTTGACGATCCTTTAGTAAACTATTATGAGTATAAGGAGGAAAATAACCATGAGTAAATATACTGAAAATTTCCCTAAGTTAGAAACTTATGATCTTGAAACTGTATTTTGTCAGTTAAAAGAAGTGTGTGGGGCTGATCCGGGTGGGTTGATTAGTATGCAGTTTAAAAGCAGAATTACAACGGCAAAAGATATTGCGTTACTACTTTTCTGTACTTATAAAATTATGGAAGCAAATATATCTTTACAAAAACAATTTGAATGTTTATATAATTTTGTAAAAGATTTCTATATGAATTTAGATTTACAAGATGAAGTAAATAAAAAACTAGAAAACATGTATAATTCGGGAGAATTAAAAGAATTATTAGGAAACTTTCTTGATGAAGAAATAGATGAAATAAATAATAATCTAACTGAATTATCAAATAGGGTTGACGAATTGAGCAAAATAACTGATATTTCAACAGATGTTGAAAGAGAAGTAGTTGATATTAGAACCCCTAGTTATGGGTTTAATTACAACACACCATATGAAAATGCTGGTGATGCTGTAAGAGGTCAAGCTAGTTCAATTGTTGATAGAATAAAAACTTTAAATGGCGCTAAATCAATATTATATACATTGAATGGTTATATTCAAACAGGAAACGTATTAATTGGAAATATAGTTGATTTGACACCTGTCACAAGTGCCACTACTCCAACAGCTAATTATTATCAATATGCAATCGTTGACGTGGAAGACTATGATTATGTTTTATTAAGTGGTATAGGGGGTGGTACTCCTAGACTTTGGGCTTTCCTAGATAATAATAATAATCTTTTATATATGTCTCCTTCTTCTAATAAAGCTGAAAATAATTTAATATATATTCCTAAAAAAGCATATAAAATTGTAATAAATATTGAAAAGAATAGTTATAAGGAATCTTTTTTGATTAAATCAAATGTATTATTTAATAATTTATTCAAACTGACGGAAAGATTTCCAATATACTTAAATAACTGTTATATTACAACAAATACTTCACCTGTGACTATTTCTCCGTCTAATAGTGGTGATTATAAATGTATGATAATTAATTGCAAACAAGATGACGTATTTACTATAACAGGGGCGGACGGTGATAAACCAAGACTTTGGGCTTTTATTGATGAAAATGGAAATATTTTATATAAAAATGAATACTCTTCCACATATGAAAAAAATAAAAAAATAATTGCACCAGAAAATGCGTATTATTTAATTTGTAATTTTAATATAAGTACTTTTACTAATGAAGAAACAAAACAAGAATTTGTTTATGAAAGCTATATTCATAAAGATAGTGAACTTATATCAAGAGATTTATTCAATATTTTTAACTTTATAAACAATGGTTATAATAATTATCAAATATTTAAATGTGCTAAAACATGGTTTGACAATAATGAAAAACTAACTTATGATAATGCTTACAACCCAAATAGCTTTAATAGAGTTGATAAAGTCAATTTCTTTGTTACAGAACCTGAATCCGACCAATGTCCAATAGACTGTATGAGTTTCGTGCAAATGTGTTTAAGAGGTGTAGGATTTAATCAATCTATATTTGGAGATAAAACAAATAGAAGTTTATATCCGTCTGTACCAATAGATTGGTTAAGTGATGATTTATGTAGATATATTACAATTAGAAGTGATGGATACATAATGTCATATCCTGACACTATAGATTGGGAAAGGGTGACAACTAATCAATTTGCAGAATACTTATATAATATGGGTCTTTACCACTCCATAACTTCAGAAGAACAATGTAAGTCGTTATTAATAGGAGATATTGTATTCTTTGGTACTAAATTAAGAAATTATGCTAGAAAACGATTCCAAGGTATTTATCATTGTGGAATTGTATGTGGGACTGACGTAGACAATAGTGATATCTTAGTTTTAGAAGCAATTGATACAGATAATCATAAATTGCCAATTAGAATAGCTAAAAGAAAATTCACTGAAGATTATATAACAGGTTATTGTAGGCTTCCTTTAGGAAAGAAAAATATTGTAACTAACAAATTAAATAAAAACGTAGTTGTAAATAAAAATGAAGTATATAATGTAAAATTAAAAGTGGTATACAATGATGAAAGTTTTAATACTTCATTTCCTTGTATAAAACTAAATAATACAATTTATTCACAACTAAATTCAAATAATACATATGACTTTGTAAAAGATGAGCCAATGACGTTTTATATGCAAGTTCCTTTTATAGATACTATTGCTACAGTAACACCAGGACAAATGATTGCTGAATTTACTGGTGAGACTAATGGTACTATTGAAATAGAGGAAGTAATAAAAATTATTTAATATTTAAAATAGTAAAAGGTGATATTTTATTAATATCACCTTTTTGTTATATGTAGATAATAGTATATTTTATTCATTATCTGTATGTACCCTACTTACTTT